GTCCGCTTCTTTGAACTCCTTACCCTTCTCGACTCAAACTGTTGACGTTCTTTTCTTTTCTAATAAAAGGGTATCTGGAGTATATTGTAGTTGGACCAACCAGCGTACGTTGAAAGAAGCGAAGGTTTAAAAACAACGGAAATATGTCATTGCAACTATCTTCTTCTTCTCTTGTACTATGTTCTTATATTCGCTCCAAAAATAAAAGTATTAAAAATTTTTCTACGGATAGCAAACCCGCTATACCCTCTACTTACATGCGGACTTTTAAAGGAATTGATTTTAAGGTATTAGCTGATACTAATATTTTTCAAAAATTTTCTTCGGGAAATGAGGACCAGATTAAAGAGGCAAATGATATAATAGCAACTTTCTACAATAATTGCTTTAACACTGAATTTGGTGTAAGCATTAAATTTACGAGCCCTGAGCACGCCGGGAAAACTGTTAGTTCTTCAAAAGAGGGAAAAGCATGGAATACTTTTTATCGAAGAGAGTATTCTTTCTTTATGAGCACATATGAGCAGTTTTCCCATTTAGACCTAACAAAAGCTGAGATTGAAAAGTTCAAAAAAGACCAAGAAAGGTTTACTGAACTGAAGAAATTAGTCTCGAAAGAGCAAACTATGATGTCTGAACGCCACGAAAAAGAAAGGAAAGAGACAATTGCAAAACTTTATGACTTTGTAACGTCTAACAACAAGTTTCTTGCTGTAATGATGGTAAGTGAGGAGAATCTAACTGTGAAACAACAGCTCCTATTACAGGGTTTTATTGATGAGAAAGTTAGGAAAGCTGAAGCAAAGAAAATGGTTGCAGAACTTCAGAAGCAAGTCCTTGCCGACGCTAGACAGGGATTGCCTGCATATTTTACTGATCTTTTTGGGCTGTAGGTGAAGAGGTTGAGTGTGTTGAGTTCGATGATGATTTTAAGGAAAAAGTCAATTCCTTTATATCTAACTGGAAGCGTAGAAGAGATGAAACGTATACGCGGGGTAAGCCTATTTTGGGTGCCTATAGGTCTGAGAGTCCTAATAATAGTGGAGTAAGGAAACTTGAGGAATTGGTGGGACTTCTCACCCCTACTTTAGTCCCAGGTATTAAAAAGATTTATGATAGAAGTGTTTTAGCTAAGGTTGGTGGTATTCTTAGAGGTCCTAGACTAGTATATAAACCACTATTTGTAACTTCTGATGTATACCCGTTTTATGTAGATAAAAGCACAGCTGTAAAGTGGCCTACCACAAAAATTGAGAAAGGATGTTCGCTACCAGACGATGTTAGAGAGGCTCTCCCTATAAGAACATCAAAGACGTGCAAATACATTGGGAACGTTGGAATGCCAATAGGCGCTAGGAAGCAGAAGTTTCGTCAGATGGATCCATACTGGAATGATCCGAGCTTCAAATGGTTCACGGATAGAGGCTGTTTCTTTACAGATTACAGAATAACTGCAGCTGGTGCCTGGGCTACGCAGGTTGGGAACTTCCAGGAACTGTGTGATCCTACTCCGGAGATTGATATCGATTCGTATTGGAGGTCCGCTCAGAAGAGACTTCATAAAATAAAACTACCTAAAATCGATATTGACATAAATGAGGATTATGTCCTAGCAGTTGGTACTAAGCCAAGTTCTTTCTCAGGACTACTTGCGTCTCAACACGCAGGGGCTACTCATTATGGTGCTGATAAAATTATTAAACCAATAGCTGCTAGAGTTTTTAGAGAGGCTTGTAAACAGAAAATTGTTGATAGATCAATATGGTCTATAGGTGGTAGAGGTAGATCAAATAAAATAGACTCCAGTAATATTGGCGCTGAGATTAAATCAAGGGTAGTTCTTATGCCTGAAGGTGTGTCAAAAATAATTGCGCTAGCCATTTCTGGTCCTTGGATGAGGTTAATTGTAAAGATTAATAAAGTTAATCCGACTAACGAGATTGGTGTTGGTCTTGATTTTATGAACGGTAGGTTTGGTGGCTTCAGTAGAAACCTACAAAAATACGATACCCAATTTGAAGTGGACTGGAAAGGCTTCGATACTAAAGTTACGGAGAACCTGCTTGTATTAGCGTTTGCGATACTACGTGGATGTTACCCGAAAGGGAAAAAGTGGGATAATCTGTTTTTCTTTATGGCTTCTGGAACTATTTTCAAGAATGTAGTGACGCCAGGTGGTTTTTGTTTTCGCCTCTCAAAATGCCTCCCTAGTGGTTCCCCTTGGACTACTGCTTTAGGTTGCATTATTAACTGGCTAATATGGGCCAAAGTACTTGAAGATGTTGAATGTAGCCACGTAACGTGCTATGGTGATGATTCTCAGGGTGGTATAGATACTACTCAGTTTGGCTACAACATCTACGATAAGTTCTGGTTTGAGAGCAGAATTAAACAGACGCCTATGGTTGGAAAAGGGCTACAAATATTTGATAAATACTCATTTCCCACACCTTACTCTGGACCGACATTACTCAAGGCATATGACTGTGGAGGTATGCCTGCTAGGAAGCAAAGTGATTTTTTCGAAACACTACTATTTGGTGGTGGAAGTGGTTTAAGGCACTCACGTAGTTACTGGGATATGTACGAGAAAACGAAAGGTGCGCTTTATAATAATCCATTCTCATTCCACACACAGAGCGTCTTGGAGAGGCTGTTACTACAAATGCATATGAAAGCTCAGTTACAATTGGTTCCTAACTTCTCACATAAGAAGGCATGGTCCTATGCTCGTCAAGCTGTTGCCAACTCAAAACGCATTGCATATAACAGATATATCAGTCCACAGTATTTTGATTCACCCAAGACTAAAGTAGCACTACCATGGCTAGATGAGCAAAAATTCTATTGTTGTTCTTTTGTCCCTGTCGAGGAAGGAAGTAGAGGCATCTATGAGCTCTATGTCTCCTATGACGTACCCCCTGAACTTGGTAAAGGGACTTTTGGTACTAGACTATCTGAATCTGAATTCGAATTTGGACTAGCCAACCCGAAAACGGGACCACCTCGTAAGTTAGAACGGAAGTTACCGTTTATTGGGGCTGATAAATTTCCTGATATTAATAAAATTGATTCCTTGGATGAATGGTTAAGCTCTCTTCATGCGTACTGGGCTAGGAGAGGAGCATACTCACAAAAAGGGCTTAAGTATGCTAATGAATTGTACGGCATTAAGGAAAATTTTCAACTTGAAAATTGGATTGATGTTTCTAATAAAGATGATGACGTTACTGAATATGACTTTTCAACACTCGATATTGATTTTGGCGCTATTGACTCCGACGATGACGAATAGTTACCATTACAAACACTTGGTGGGAGTGATCTTAGCTACTATAATTTCCCTACGTCTTTGGCTATCTCATTTCTAAATGTGACCCCGATACTAGATTGTTATGACACTGGAGGGCTGTAAAATAGCCCTATCTACTTTGCATGTGAGTTGTTTTTAAGTTGCGTTTAACACTATATATAGGTTTTCCCTATTTCTTAT